ACGATTCCATCAGTGACTATGGGTGAATCTGCTCAAGGATTTAGAGGTCATACCGCATTTCAAACGGGTGATACTATTGGATACGATTCTCTTTCTCTTCGTTTTGCAATCGATGAAGACATGAAGAATTATGCCGAAATCTTTGATTGGATGGTCAATAATCGCGAAGTTGGTTTGGATTTTTCAGACATGATTCTCTCTGTTCTGTCAAATCACAATAATGGAAACAAAGAGTTTCAGTTTCAAGACGCTTTTCCAACTTCTTTAAGTGGTGTCGAATTCACCACACAAGCAACAGATGTAGAATACTTACAGGCCGACGTTACATTTAGATACAGCGAATTTCGTATTATAAAGTAATAAATAGTTTTATATGATGACACTTGATGAAATCCTTGCGATGTGGAAGAAGGACTCGCAAATCGATACAGTATGTTTAGACGAGGCAAGTAAAGAAAACTCAAAGAATCACGCAAAGTATCTGGAGTTGCATAGTATTATTAAGTTGCAACTCAAAAAGAAGGAGATGGCTCAAAAGGTTTTATTGCGTGATAAGTGGTTACACTTTTCCGGAAAACTTCCAAAGGAAAAGATCGACGAATATGGTTGGGCGTATGATCCTTTTGATGGAATGAAGGTGATGAAGTCGGACTTTCACTATTTCTTTGAATCCGATGAGGAGCTGCAAAAGAGTGAAGAAAGGATTGCCTACCTTAAAACCGTAGAGGAAACTCTGCGAGAGATCGTTGACAACATTAAGTGGAAACACCAATCCATAAAAAATGTTCTTGAATTTCAGAAATTCACGAGCGGTATGTGATGATAAAGGTCTCAAAGGAGAACGAAGCGAAGTTGATCATCGAGTGTGAAGACAGTGGAATACTTCGCGAATTATATGAGTATTACACATTCTATGCTGATGGATATAAATTCATGCCCGCGTATCGTAATAAGTTTTGGGATGGAAAGATACGACTCTTCGATCTTCGAACACAGCAACTTCCCTACGGTCTTCTGACTCAAACATTAGACTTCGCAACAGAACGAAGATATGATATCAATGTTGACGAATCAATAAGGTTTTCATGGCCGGAAAAAGATGATCTCAAAAAATACATCGAAGAATCTCATATTTCTATCAATGGCAAGTCTATTAATCCTCGGGATTATCAGTTGGATGCCTTCATCCACGCTGCTCGTCATAAAAGATGTATTCTTCTATCTCCGACAGGATCTGGAAAATCTCTTATCATATATCTTTTGGTGCGTTATTTTCTCGACAATTCCAATAAGGGATTGATATCATTGATCGTTGTTCCGACTACATCTTTAGTAGCTCAGATGTCAAAGGACTTTGCGAACTACTCCGCTCTTGATGATACCTTTGATGCCGAAGCGGAGATACATCAAATCTATTCCGGAAAGGAGAAGTTCAACTTTGATGCATCTGTTGTAATTACTACATGGCAAAGCGCAATCAAACTGCCTGCTCAATGGTTCTTTCAGTATGGCATGGTAATAGGTGATGAAGCCCATACATTTAAAGCAAAGAGTTTGACTACGATCATGAATCGTTTGGTCAATGCGGATTATCGGATTGGTACTACCGGAACATTGGACAATGCAATGGTAAATCAGTTAGTTCTGGAGGGAAGTTTTGGACCACAATACAAAGTCACAACCACAAAGGAACTCATCGATTCGGATACTCTTGCTCAATTGAGTATTAAGTGTTTGGTTCTAAAGTATTCGGATGAGTCACGAAAGATCGTAAAATCTTTCAAATATCAGAATGAGATTGACTACATCGTATCCTACGAAAAAAGAAATAAGTTCATTGTCAATCTTACATGTGATCAAAAGGGGAATTCTCTGGTTCTTTATAATCTCGTACAGAAACATGGCAAACCTCTCTACGAAATGTTTCAGAATAAGGTAAAGGGTAAGAGAAAGGTGTTCTTTGTATCAGGTGCAGTCAATGCCGAGGAAAGAGAACGAATAAGAGAGATTACCGAGAAAGAAAAGAACGCAATCATAGTCGCATCTGTTGGTACGTTTTCCACAGGTATAAATATAGTTAATCTGAATAACATAGTGTTCGCATCTCCAACAAAGTCTCAAATAAGAGTTCTACAATCCATAGGTAGAGGACTAAGAAAAACTACTGATGGAAAACCAACTACTGTTTTTGATATAGCTGATGATCTTTCTTGGAAAAGTAAAAAGAACTATACTTTGAATCACGCTATAGAACGCATAAAAATTTATGCAAAGGAAAAGTTTCAAACAAAAACATACGAGGTACCAATATGAACGTTGAGTGGAAGGCAATCTTTGATGCTCTGATGGAAGGAGCAGACGATATAAAGATCTATTCTTATCGTTTGAATGATGGAAGTTACATCATGGCTGAGGAGTTAGAGTACGATCCTTACTTTAATGTTATCTTTCTTGATCTTCCGGTCTTGATCAATGTGAAGAGAAATGGATCGATTGCATTAGTCAAATGGATGTTTCAATCTGAATATGAAGAAGAGAATCTTCCACCTCAGCCCATAGAACTTCAATGCAATAAGATCATAGCAAAGACAGAGGCTCCGATCCCACTAAAGAGAGATTACCTTAAATTTAATTTCTTAGATAAGTTGCATGGATCATTGGATAGAGATGAGTTTGAATCTATGATCGATGAAATAAATTCCTATCATCTTGATAAGAAGGATCCTAGTAGTGATCCTACTATTGATCCTCTCTTGGATATGTATCAAAAGAGATTGAAATACCCCGATCAGAATTGATTCTATTCCTTTTCTTTGTGAAACTTTGAGTATTATACACTTTGATCAAAAAGTTGTCAATATAAAAAATTATTTTATTTACATTTTTCCATATTATGTTATAGTAGCTCTATATTATGAAAGTAAAACCTAAAGATAAGCCACATTATGTGAACAATAAAGAATTTTCTCAGGCAGTAGTTGACTATGTAAACCTAGTAACTGAAGCAAGAGAAAAGAATAATGATGATCCTAAGATTCCGGAATACATCGGAAGTTGTTTTCTGAAGATCGCAGAAGGACTATCACGCAAACCAAACTTTATTGGTTACACATATCGAGAAGAAATGGTCATGGATGGAGTTGAGAATTGTATCAAAGCCATTATGAATTATGATGTTGAAAAGGCAACACGAACAGGATTACCTAATGCGTTTGCGTACTTCACACAGATTGTCTGGTATGCGTTTCTCCGAAGAATTCAAAAGGAGAAGAAGTATCAAGACATCAAAGAGAAGTATATGGAACATGCGGATGTAAGTCAATTCGCAAACTTTGGTAATGTTGCCAATGCAGGTAGTATCATAGATCGTATTCGTATAAAGACTCAACAGATTCGTAAAAGAGACGAAGAAGTAAAAGATCTCGCGAAGAAAGAAAAGAAAAAGAAGACTGCAAAGAAGAAGATCTTTCGCAAGTCAGGACTCGAACTCTTCTATTCATAATGGGTAAAATAGCGATTATTAATGATACGCACTTTGGTGTGCGTAACGGAAGTGACATATTCATGGATTACATGGATAAGTTCTTTACGGATGTATTCTTTCCTTATTGTCAGGAGAATGACATCAAGAGAATTCTTCATATGGGTGATTTCTTCGATCATCGAAAATATATCAACATCAAGGCTCTGAAACGAGTGGATGACTTTTTCACATCTCGACTAGATGAGTATGATATGACGATGGACATCATTCCGGGCAATCACGATGTCTATTACAAGAATACAAATGAACTCAACTCGTTAGAAGAGATACTCGGTGGAAACGAACGGATTCGAATTCACATGAATCCTGTTGATATTGAGTTTGACAATCTTTCGATTGGTATGATGCCGTGGATCTCTCACGAGAACTATGACGAGTGTATGGAGTTCATTCAATCTTCGAAGTCGCCTATCATTGCGTCTCACCTTGAACTGAATGGATTCAAGATGATGAAAGGTGCGGCAGTTGCATCTCATGGTATGGATCCAAAACTCTTCTCAAGATATGAGATGGTTCTTTCCGGTCACTATCACACAAAGAGCGAAGAAGACAACATTCACTATCTTGGAACGCAATACGAATTGACTTGGGCTGATGCGGGTGATCCAAAACACTTTCATATTCTGGACACCAATACACGAGAGATTGAATCAGTTAAAAATAAACATTGCCTTTTTCAAAGAATTCGTTATAATGATACGCAATCTTTACCTGAAATATCAAAGGAAGATATTGAAGGAACATTTGTAAAAGTTGTAGTTGTAAAGAAAAAAGATCTCTATGCGTTTGATAAGTTCATTGATAAGGTTCAATCCTATGGTCCGTTTGACATTAAGATCGTTGAAAACTTCGACGAGTATTCTGGTGAGAATGTCGATAACGACAAAATCTCTACGGTCGATACTCCCACATTACTTAACACTTATGTGGATTCTATCGAAACTGATTTGAACAAGGAGAAACTGAAGAACATTCTCTACGACCTTTATGTTGAAGCAAAAGACCTTGAAGCTATCTAAACTATGGAAAAAATCTATACACCATTCTCCGGACACACAGGTAGCCCCCTAAGTGTTCGGTAGGTGGTCTCGCCATTCTCCCCAATTAGTTTAGTATGTAGTTATGAAAATTAGTGATAATATTATGAAAGACAATAAAGAAACAAACGCTAGTCAACAACATGGTATTGACTTTGAAAACCAAATTCATCTTACCTTACACGGCACACCTAAAGAAGAATATGAACTCCTAATTGAAGGTGGATACACTGCCGTATTTGATATTGTAAAAGGAATTAAAGATATAAATTTTAATGGTAGTATAAAGGTTACTGGAGGTAATAATGTAGATTGTGGTGATATTGTGCGTGTGTATAATCATACCAGCGGTGATGATGCAACACCATATACTTTGATTGTAGGTCGATATACTCAAGTTACAAAAACCATAAAAGAATATCATACAATCTATGAATTTTATATCAAACCTGAACATCATAGTATATTATGGGGTAGTATGCAATTAAATACTATCGAAGAATTTGTTAATTATGTAAAGAACATACCTCATGGTAAAGAAGCACAACTTGAAAATAAGAAATTGTGGAAAGACAAACGACAACACATTTATGAGAATGAAGGTAGGGGATTAATGACGATTAACGCTAAGATAGATAGTAGAAGTCAAAGACGAACTCAAACCGGCCTTAACATTAAGT